CGGGGGAATGGTTTACGGTGTGGGCGCAGCCCAAAGCACCAGCGCAGCCGGTTGGCAATAGCTTAACGGTTAGCTGCTGCTTTCATGCGATCGTACAAATCACGATCAGTGCGGAACAGTCGCGCCTGTTCAGTCAGATTGAAGCTATCGCGGCTGAATGGGTTTGCCATGCCCGCTGGGATGCCGCCAGTGCTAGCACCGGCTGATGGTGCGCCGCTGCCCTGCGGCTTGGGTTGCTTTTGCATCCATGCCGGCAGCGTCTTTGCCCACTCGCTGACTGGCGTGCGCTGGTAGCCATCAACCACTACCACGGTGCCGTCAGGGTCGCGTTCAATCTGATCAGCGCTCAGCTTGGTCTTTAGCACCAGGTCGGGGTCATGCACGATGTCAGCCAGTGCTGTTACTGCTGGCGTGACCAGTTCCAACTCGCGGACGCGGCTTTCCAGTGCGGCAATGCGCTGGTCCTTTTCCGCCGTCGCCTCACGGAACTGCTGCTCCAGAGCTTGTCGCGCCTCTTGATACTTGCCTTGCGATTCAAGCTGCTGTTGCTCGTGGTTGCGCTTGAACTCCAATAGCTCATTGACATCAACCCCATCAGGCAATGCTGGCGCCTTTTTGGCAGCACGCAATTCTGCAATCAGCTCTTTATTTTTGCGCTCAAGCGCTTCCACACTGCGTTGCAATGCGTCGTTATTGTCACCCCCGGTAGCCGCAGGCTCCTGGGTTTGTGTTTCATCGGACATGGATAAGCCGCAGGCTTAATTACGCTGTCATCGTACCAGCTATGCCGATAATGGCACGCGAATGGGATACACCAATACGCGGCCCGTGGAATGCACTGATCAAGCAGGCGCTAGATGCGATCGACCGGCATGAGCACCTGTACCGCAAAACTGGCAACGGCTGGCACGCCGCAAAGGCGCATGAGTTGCGGCAGTACATCACTGAGCTAAAGGACTGGATACACCAGCAGGAGCGGGCTACCATTTCACCTTGTCCGCCCAATAAGCCGGTGACATCTTCCCACGAGCAATGTTACTGGCGTGCCTTGCTTTAAATGATGCCCGTCTGGCCTTCGCTGCTGCTGTTTCTCCTGTTCGTGGTGGTGAGCCAGATACCCCCTGCTGGCCGAACCTGATCAACTTGACGGTTTCGCCATCCTTGGCCAGTACCGCGTGCGATTTGGTCGGATGCTTAGGCGTCCGCTTGGGTTTGTTGTAACCCTCGAACTGCTCGCCGCGATAGGTAATCATCGCCGTGGTGCAGGTTTCAGCTCTGACCGCTTTTTGATGACCGCGTTGCCGGTTGACTCGGATTTGATCCGAACGATTGGATCATCCATGCTGCCAACGCGGGTGACGCTGCCACCGCCTTGCGTTGGTATGGTCGCCCGTTCGCCGCCAATGCTGGTGATCACACCAAAGGTGCGCGTGCCTTGGTAGTTCCAGCTAACACGGTCGCCGCGTTTCACTTTTTCTTGCCTCCTTTCTTAGGCATGGGCTTTTGAGGCTTGGCTGGTCCGGTGTACTTAGGCATGGCCTTAGCGCTTGGGTTTACGTTTGCGGCTTTTGCCGGCTTTTGCGTACGCGATGGCTGCCGCTTGGGCTGGCGTTTTGCCGGCCTTGATCTCGCGGCGGATGTTCTCCGAGATGACCTCCTGAGACTTACCGCGCTTTAACGGCACCGTATCGAGCCCGCAACTGATCCAAGGTTAGCTCTGACCCATCGTCGCGGACCAGCTTGGCGAGTGCGTTTTGCGGTCCATACTTTTCAGACAGCTTGCGAAAATAAGGGACTTTGCCCGCGCCAAGCGCGGTTGCTTGGCGAGCTAGTAGATCGGCGTCCGTTTCTCCTGGCCGCTTTGCCTTTAGCCATTCTCCGTAACTAACGTTTGCCGGCACCATGCCGCCTGCTGCAGCGCGTTTACTCGGCGGCGGCGGGGCAAAGCCTAAGGCGTCATAATCGATCACCGGAACGGTCGTGCTGCGACAGTTGAAGTGCTGCGGCGGCGTTGGACCCTTGCCGTATTCAAACTCTTGGCCATCCAGCGCCCGGCAGATCGCGCTGGTGCGGGTGTCAAGCGTAGCGACGTACCGATAACGCGGTGTGATGTCCTGGTTCGCCTCGTACACCTGCTGGCTGGCGGTATTGGCCACTTGATTGATGCTCGTGCGAACGAGGGCGATGACTTGATTGTCGGCTACGGCTGTTGCCTGCCCGCCTGCGGCGATAAGCTGCTTGACGGTTTTGGCCTCCTCGCCAAACTGCAGGCTGCCGATCAGCCGCTTAGCAATAGCAGGAGTCGGCTCGCCGGTCAGCAGTCCTTGGCGGACGACCTGCGAGAACCGCTCGGCTTGATCAACGGCAATGCCACGGAACGCCTTGCTGACCACCTCGCCATTGGGCAACGTGATCGTGGCACCTTGGGCAGCGGTCAGGCTGAAAGTTGCCGGTGCGCCCTGCACTGCGGCGAACAGGTCATCACTAAGCGCCACCACGTTGATTTGGGTTGGGTCAGTTGTGACCACCGACTGCGCAAACTGCGGGCTGATCTCCACGGTGCGTACTGCATCACGGGCACCAGCAGGCAATGCACGTTGCAACTGATCGGCCACAAACTCAGACTGCAACTGCGCGATGCCCTGCAGCTCGGTTGCGGTTATTTCGGTTGCGTCACCAGCCCAGGTTGCAAGGCTGTCCTTTAGCTGCGCAAGGATCGCCCGCAGTCTGGCAGCCTTGACCGGAGCGGCTAGCTCATCAATAGTGCGGAGCTGATTGACCGCATCAATGATGATGTCGTTATAGGCATTGATGATGCGCCGGCCAACGCTATTGCTGAACCTGTTTAGGTCAATGGCGTTGCGGTATAGCGATTCTGGTGTTGACATTAGATGATGCCTAGCTGATCGGGGCGGTACTGCGACCTGATGCTTACATCAGCACCACGGGCAAGGGCGCCGTTAACCGCTGCCGCAAAGGCCTCATAGCCATTTTGGCCGTCCTCGTACAGCACCACTTGGTCTACCTCATCAGCCTTGCCGCCTTTGTAATACTTCATGCGCACAATGGCCAGGATGTTATCCGGCAGCTCGCACATGGTGTAATCAATTTCAGGTTTCCTCGGTTTCTTCGGCTCCACCCAGATCATCACTGCTATCAACCAGTCTGTCAGGACGTCCAGCATCCGATAGGTCAAGCCCCGCATTGGATGTGGCCTCCAGCTCCTCGTCCACATCAAAGTTATCGCCCAACACGTCGCCTTCCGCAAGCTCGCGGAGCAATGTCTCCTGCGAGATGGTGCCAGCGGTGTACAGCGACAGCAGCGCGGCGATGTCCTGCGGTTCAAGGCGTGCGCCGAGGAAGTCACGGTTGACGTAGGCGCTGCCGGCGGCAGTGGCATTGCCGAGGTACTGCGCGTGAAACTGCAGGCAGTTGTCGATCATGTCCTGCATGTTTTGCGCAATCACCATCATGGTGCTGTCGCCTTGGCTGCGGTCAATGCGCTTTGCCTCAGCGGTCTCGGCGCTCAGCTTCTGACCTAGCACTGCGGACAGGCCAAGCTCATTGATCTGCAACGCAAGCTGCTCAAGCCGGCGGAACTGCGCCTCGAAGCTGCGGCCTGCTGGTTCGATGTACTCAGCGCGGCCTTCAGCAGGAAATGCAATCGCCTCGCCGGGTCCGGCTGATACTTCCTCAGCGCTTGACGGGAAGCCGAACAGCGCCAGCATGGGCACCGCTGAGACATGGAGGATATTGTCGAGGTCTGACTGGATCTGATAGGTCTTTAGGTTCAGCTCTGCGATGTCTTCCAGCGGCGGGCGCGACTCCATAAAACCATGCCGTTGCGCGTAGGCAATGCTGAACGGGATTTGGCTAAGGCTGGTGCGGCCTTCATCGACAACGGTGAACTCACCGCTGTCCTGCTTGCGGTGGATGCGGTACTCGCCAGGCGTTAGGACACGAACCTGCTCGACGGCTTTCTCGCCAAACTCGCCATCTGGCACTGTGACCACTTCCGATAGCCGCAACTGGGTCAGCACTTGCTTGCCCTCTTGCGTCTCGGTGCGCCAGCCAAGGATCTGCCGGGGCGTGTAGGTCACCCAATAGGGTCGACCCCCATTAGCCGGTGCATCCACCAATGTACCAATGTGGCCATAACGGACCATTTTGCGGGCTGCTTCATAGGTCCAGACATTGAGGTCATTGCCTTGCAGGTCTACGTCGAATAGTTGCTCGCGGATTGCGTCGGCGGTGTCATCCAGTCGGACGGGCTTGCGGGTCAGCATGCCGGCCAACATGCGCTCTAGGCGGATGTAATACGGCGGGCAGACGCTACGAGCTAGGCGGTTGTCGTAGGACTCGTCTAGCTCGCGTGGTTCTTGCGGCAGGTAACGGCGATGCTTCTTGCGCATGCCGTAGGTGCCCTGCAGCAGATCCTCGATCAGGATCCAGTGTGGCTCTTGCGCGTACCAGCTTGTATTAGGGTCATTGACCTTCGATACGGTGCGCTGCGCTAGCGGCCGGTCATACGCATTAAAGCCTGTATACACGACCGCTAACTGCTGACAATGATGTCAGTTTACGGCTTCAGCCCCTGATGGCAGGCCGGGTGGTTGTGATGCGCTTGCACGGCCTGGTCACGGCCGACGCTGATGCCAACGCCGTACATCATGAACAGCAGCGTCAGGGCTGCAAAGCGATTGAGCCAGGGGTTGGTGGTCATGGTTGGGATGGTAGGTGGGCGGCCGACTGGCCGTGAGCAAAAGATACCAGCGTTTGCCGCCGTGGTCAACCCTAGTAAAGCCGAATGCCCGTGCTCCGGCCAGCGCCAGCGTGCAGCGGGTTGAACTCGCGCCACACCAGGTAGCCGAGCGCGTCGTTCATGTGGTCAAAGCCCGCGTCCTTGTCCGGCTCGCCCTTGTCGGTGTAGCACTGCAGCTCTAAGCATTCGATGACCCGCTTGCAAGTTTCTGACACCTGCAACCTGACCTGCCCTTTGCCGTTTTCCAGCAAAGCCTGAACAGCAGCCACCCGATCACGAACGGGAGGATTTGCTCGCGGTGACTGGTTGGACATGCCATAGCTCTCAAGGATCTGCACATCGGTCTGGCTTGCGTTGGTGCTGCGGTTGCCGCCGCTGGCATCTGGGTAGGCGTACATCCGCCTATCGGGGTAGCGCCTGATCACCTCCTGCGCCAGTGCGTCGGTGTCGTGGGCGCCGCTGATCTCATCAATCACCAGCAGGCTGCTGCCAATCCTGATAGCGATCACCGCCGACATGTTGCCAACGTTAAAGTCAACGCCAACCCTTAGGGGTTCGCGGTCAGTATCCGGCAGCTCGCTGACCACATGCTTCGCCCGGTCGAAACGGTCATAGACCTGCCCGGTTGTCAGGTTGACAAACTCTCCGTCTAGGTACGCCCGCAGCAGGCTTGGGTCGTAGTTGGCTTCCAGCCGCTCGATGAAATCCGGTGGTAGGTGCGGATTGTCAACGGTGCGCATCTTGATCAGATGCCGGTCAGGCCTTGCCTTGGCCTCGTCGCTGCCGAAGGTGTTCCACATCCACCGGAAGCCCTCTGGCGTCGATGCCGCGCCAAACTGCCGGACATTGCCGCTGCGGAGTCGGCCAAGGATTTTGGGGAATGCCTTATTAGCAATGCTGGGCGTCACCGTATCAATCTCATCAGCCAGCACCCAGGCAAGGTTTAAACCGATGATGCGGCTCCAGTTCTCAAAGCTGCGGCACAGGATCTTGGTGTCACCGCCCGGCAGGTGCAGCATGTACTCCGGCAGCGGGCTAGCCCTGAAGGTGTACGGGATGTCGTACGCCTCTAGAAACGCCTCGAAGTCCGTCTGCCAGATGTCGCGGATCAGCGGTCCGGTCGGCTCCATGACGCAGCCGATAAAGCCCTGATTGACCGCCGCCAGCATCACCGCTTTGGCGCATAGCGCCCTGGTCTTGCCAGCGCCATACCCCGCGCTGATGCCAAGGATCTGCGTTGCGGTGTCATCGACAAACGCAAGCTGGCCGGGGTGCAGGTCGCTTCTGATACGCGCAAGCAGGGCATCTACATCAGTCAGCTCACCGCCGTGGTTGAGCTGCATGAGCACATGCCCTTCACGGGCTGCAGCAAGAATGCTCATGAGCAGAGCTGCGCCAGTTTGGCTGCGGTATTGATCGCACCAAGGGCAATGTGATACTGCCCAGCCCGCCTAGCTTCCATCTGCAAAGTGCTGCACTGGCTCAGCAGATCAGCCACCATTTGCGGGCGTTCAATGTCCCAATCAGCCTTGAGCTGGTCGCGGGCCATTGCGAGGTATTTATCGCAAGACCGTTCACCAACCCCCCAATTTTCGGCAGCATAGCGAACACAGTCAGACCTGCGCCCACCACTTGCAATGATGCGAGCAAAGCGTTGAGCGCGTAACTGAGTTTCTGCTTGTGTGCCCTTGGGGGCGGCCATTAGAACGCCTCCTTTGTTTCCTCAAGGGTAGCGAGCTTGCCGGTAAATGCCTGCCACCGTTGAACGATCACGTCGCAGTAGGCGGGGTCGAGTTCCATGAGGCGGGCATGGCGATGCTGGCGTTCGCAGGCGATAAGCGTGCTGCCACTACCGCCAAAAAAGTCAAGGATGACGTGTCCGCGTTTTGTGGTGGTATCAAGTGCCAGCTCAGCGAGGGCTACTGGCTTTTGCGTTGGGTGAACGTAATCCGTCGCACGGTCCTTGCCAATGTCCCAAACAGAGCCGATGCGCTTTCCGGTGAGGGATGCGCCCCTGTTGAAAACCAGCGCAATCTCATGGTCTGTCAAATAGGTTTTCTGGAGGTCGCCAATGCCACCGCCGCCTTTATCCCATACGACCATGTTAGTCAAGGGTGCAAAGTCTTTAGTCGCATCTAACCACTGATCAAGGACTTTCCAGGTTGTCCAGATAAAGCAGAAGCCAGAGGAGAAGGCAGTGGCGAGTGGGATCCAGTCAGTGATGATCTTGTCATCGTTTTCCAGTACTGCGAACTTAGCTGACTTTGTTCGCATGTTGGATTGATAGCTCATCCCATAAGGCGGATCAGTGAACACCATGTCGGCCTTCTGCCCATCCATCAACCGCTCAACAGCTAGCACGTCAGTGCTATCCCCGCAAAGCAAGCGGTGATCGCCAAGGATCCAGAGGTCGCCAAGCTTGGTGACCGGCTCTTCTGGCGCCTCAGGTACATCATCGGCATCGGTCAAACCCTCGGCGGGTAACTCCTCAACGGTGCCAAGGATCTCGGCTAGGTCATCGGCGTCAAACCATGGCGCTAAGTCATGCTCTGCGCTGAGCTGCTGCAGCATGTCCTTGTCCCAATCAGACAGGTCACTGGTGCGGTTGTCGGCCAAAGCGAGGCCGATCTTCTCGTCTTCGGTTAAGCCCGTGCGCTTGACAGCGATGATTTCGGTGCCATCGGTTTCGATGACCCGGACATTCTTGATGCCTGCTGCCTTGGCGCCTTCAATGGTGCCGTTACCAGCAAGGATGCGGTTCTCTTCGTCGATGACAATGCTGCGTGCGGCACCAAAACGCTGCAGCGACTCAGCAATGAGCTTGGCTGAGCGGTCTGTCCGCTTGCGGGCGTTTTTGTGATCGGACTTTAGATCCTTGATGGATGTCATTCTCTGATTTGCACCGGCATGACCAGGTAGGTCATACCAGTTTTGTCTGCTGGCTGCAATGTTACAGGGGTCGTGGCTGAATTGGCCGAAAGCAGCACGGCTTCGTTACCGCGCATGGCTTTGAGGCCATCAAGCAGGTAATGGACATTGAACGCCCATGCGCCGGTGCCGTCGCCGTCGTAGTCAAGGCGCTCCTTGCCATTGTTGGCATCAGCCTCGGCGGTGATGACCACATAGCCATCGACTGCAGTGAGCTTGACAACTGAGTTGTGCGCCTCTGCGATCAGCGCGACACGCTCCAGGCACCGGGCAAAGCGGTGCCGGTCCAGGGTCATGGTGTGCTCAAAGCTGGCGGGCACCAGCGCTGCCACATCGGGGTACTTGCCATCAAGGATGCGGCTGTAGATGGTGATGCCATCACCGGCATCGATGACGGCCTGACCGGCTGCTGCTGCCACGGTGACGGTGCGATCCTGCAGCAGCTTCATCGTGCTGGCGGGTAGCACCAGGTCAATGCCGTCTGGTAGCGCTACGGGGATGCGCATGAGCCGGTGGCCGTCAGTGGCCTCCATGTAGCCGGCTGCCATGTGAATGCCGGAGAGCATGGCCTTGCTGATGTCGGTACTGCAACACGGCAGGCAGGCGCGTACACCGTCGGATAGCGATAGCTCAGCGCCAGGTGCCTCTACAACGGGCATGGCGGGGAAATCCTCAGCATCCATCGCTGCAAGGCCGTAGGACGCGCCACAGGCCGTCAGAGCGCCATCTGACAGGGTGAGCACCTCGCCATCCTCAAAGCGGCTTACAAGCCCCGCTAGCAGCCTGTGCGGCAACGCGACGGTGCCAGGTGCCTCTACAGCTGCGGGGACCGTGACGCTGATGCCAAGGTCCAGGTTGAAGCCGGTGACGGTCATGGTTGCGCCATCGGCAGCAAGCAGGCAGCAGCTCAAGATCGGGTGGCTGTTGCTGGTGCTGATGGCTGGGGCAATGGTGCGTAGCGCATGGGCGAGGTCGCCCTGTGTGGTAATGAGCTTCATTGGTGCAGGTGTGTGAGATACCAAGCAGCCTTGGCTAGGTCAATGTCGCCAGCCTTAAGCCTCTCGCGCCAGCAGTATTTCATAACATTGCCTTTGATGTAACCGCGCCATTCCTCTGGTGTGAGTGCTGCGCGGATTGCATCAATGCATTCAATGCTGCTGCTGGTGTAGTGACTTGGGTGGTCAACGGGATCCGACACTGGCCGCTTGGGTGAGGTAAAGGATTATGCGGTCGTAATCAGCGGCAAAGCTGGCGACCAGTTCAGCAGGGATGGGCACGCCGTCATCGGTGGCATTATCCACAACTGCGGCGGCATAAGCAAGTGCATGGTCCATGGTGTCGCTGAGGCGATTCAGGACTGGTTGCTGCTTGGGTGAGGTGTTGACGAGATCCATGTGATGACATAAGCGACAAGCTGCTCAACCATGCGGCGTGGGATGTCCCCGCGCACATTGGTAAGCGCATCGGACACTAGCCGGTGATAACCAGCAACGGTAAGGCCACTGTCGCAATTCGACACCAACGCCCGGCTGCGGATCAACTCCGCACGGGACAGCCCAGCCGCTGCGGCCTGCTGGTCTAGTGCCAACAGGTCAGGCTCTTCAAAACGGACTTTGACTTCACGCATCAGGCGGGCTCCAAAGGCGGCAGATTAGGGCATGTCCCACCCAAAACGCAGGTAGGGCAGAAGTGGGACAGGGCAGTTCCCATGCAGCGCAGGCGTTCTCGGCATCCGTCCTACCTTCCTCTCCTACTCTTAAAGAGTAATAAAAAGAAGAGAAGGAAAGGGCGCGTAGGGGATTCTGCGAAGTAGGTAGGACACTGGCAGGTAGGGATGATTGCCCCAAACCTCTTGCGCCAGAAAGGATCTCAGGGATTTTGAGGTAGGACACCATCCCCACCTAGGTAGGACATCACCGCCGGTAGACGTAAGCCCTGCTTCCGCCGATACTGCCTCGGTAACGCCTGTAACCCAGCCGCTTGAGCACGTCCGCCACTTGCATCTGATCACCCCTGCTTTGGCGTTCAACGGGCTTTTTAATGGCATCGGTGAGCAACTTCTCAGTGGTAATGTCCGTAAGTGGATTCTTCTTTAACCAAGCTTCAATTTCAGCCTGCCAAGGATTGTCCACGACGTAAGATTCGTTTTCGCTTGCAAGCAGGCGTTCCATGTCAGCAGGCAGCCTGCTGGTCTCACCATTGCGGTATGCAGCAACAGCGGCGGACCATATTGCATCACGCTCCAGTAATAGCGCGGCGGTGTCAATTTGGTCAGCCTGCGTCTTGGTTGTGGGTATGACCCAGAACCGCCGGTTGCCAGTTTCATCCACCAAAAAGCCGGTGGTTCGGTTAGTCGTGCCAACAATGATTCCGCGCCTAGGGAATGCTTCAGTTGACTTGCCGTAAGGCACGCGGAACATATCAACCGCCTGCGATAGGAACGCTTTGACTTGACCGGCGTGCTTGCGATTGGTTACATGGTCAAGCTCTGCCCACTCCATAATCCAAGAGCGGTGTAATACCATCAGGTCATCTTTTGAGCTGATGTCACCTAAGGCATCACTGAAGAAGTCACCGGCAAGGCAGTTCCAGAATGATGACTTGTAAGCGCCTTGGTCGCCCATGATCACGCAAGCGGTATCGTGCTTGCAACCAGGGTTGTAGGCACGTGCAACTGCACCGATGAGCGTGCGCTTTAGCATTTCGTCGTAGATGGTGCCTGGCGTGTCACTAGGTCGCAGGTAGCCAGTGGACAGCGCTTCGATGTAAGCAGGCGCAACGGTTGCGGCAACGCGGTCGAGGTACTCGACAACCGGGTCATAAGGCGACTCGTTAGCCACCTGCACAATGCAGTCCAGGGCAACCTCCTTGGAGACCTTGTAACCCATCTCTGCCAGGGTGAGGTAAAACCGCTCGGCGCCTTCAATGGGAGCGCCGTCTACTTCAATGCGCTGGGTGAAGGTGTTGTAGCGGTAGGCGCTGTCGCCGTGCCGCAGCAGGTTGAGCAGCTCTGCAGCATTCATCGGCTGCAATTGCGGGTTCACCGCTGACGGCGGCTGCTTGCTTGCAGGCCGCTCACGGCGGACAGGCTCAAGTTGCTGCCGCCCGCGCCAACCATCTTGCTTGGCCAGTTGACCAAGGGTGCCAAGGGTGATGCCACCGCCAGACTTGAAGCCGCGCCACTTGTGTTCGCAGTCACCGGGCTTGAACTTGGATGACTGCGCTGACCAGTTGATCCAGTCAGCCAGCAGGGCATCGTCGACGCTGTGTAGTGCCATGCCCACCTCAAGCCACTGGTCATAGTCATCAGCGCGGCTGGGTTGCAGCGCTTCGAGGTATGACCGCGCTCGCGCTGTGTCGTCACTGCCGGCAGCAGTCATCAACGGCAACGGCGCCTGCACAGGCTGCCGTAGCATCCGCGCTAACAAATCCGCCGGTGCCTCAGCAATGTCCACATCGCTTGGCGATCGACCTGGCACCCAGCTATAGCCAGAGGTCAACGGGTGCGCACCGGCAATGACGGACTGGCAGCCATCCCAGCGCAGCTCAACCTGTTCGGGCTTGCCTTCGCTGTCAATGACGCCAGTTTTGTACTTACGAGTGCGGATGTCTGCCCAGTACTGCTGAGGCACTTGGTAAATGATCTGAAACCGCCCGTCGCGGCCACTGGTTACGGTCCAAGACTGCGGCAACGAGCTGACCGGGATGCCCCATTCATCGAACAGCCGCGACGCGGACTTGCCGTCATGGTCAACGAACAGCAGGCCACCGCTAAGGGTGCCGCAACAAACGCCAATTGCCTTGGCGCGGCCAGACTTCAGCTCATTGCCAAGCTGAGCGCGAGTGATGTGGCCATCCTGCCAATCTTTGATGTATGGCCGTTTTTCGCCATCAACTGGCACATAAGACCAGTCACGTGGCAGCTTCATGAGCTGCGCCAACAGGTCACTGCTCATGACTCGCGGCGTCCCGTAGCAGGCAGCAGGCCTTGCTTGTCAAGGCGCATGGCCTGCTCGACTACGAGTCGCAGCACGGCACTACGGGACAAGCCAGCGACGCGACGGGCATCAAGCCAAGCAAGCTGTTCAGCCGTGAACTGGACCGAAAGCGGGTGAGCTAGCTCCATGGGTTTTAGCGGTGGGCTTGCGCAGCCTAGCGCTTTTTGCTAAGGTTGCAAGGCCACCAGCAGTGCCAATGACCAAATCAGTCCCATTACCACCTCTTGAGGTGATTACAGAACTTATTCAGTACGATCAGGAAACCGGATTTTTTTCTTGGAAAAAGGCTGCAGGAGGAAAAACTGCAGGAGCCGAAGCTGGTTGTATTGATGCCAATGGATACAAGCGCATCAGGATTAATGGCCGCAAATATCAAGCGCAAAGACTGGCTTGGCTATTGGCGACAGGAGAAGACCCTGGCGACTTTCATGTTGACCACATTAATTCAAATCCAAGTGACAATTCATTTGTTAATCTTCGGTTGGCAAGTAATACAGAAAATGCCTGCAATCGCGGCGCTCCAAAAAATAGCAGCAGCGGCTACAAAGGCGTAAGCTGGAAAAAATCGAAAAACAAATGGAATGCGCAAATACAATCAAATGGCGTAAAAAAGAATCTTGGATATTTTGATACGGCAGAGGATGCTCACGCCGCTTATTGCAAAGCATCTCAACAGTTGCACGGAGTTTTTGCTAGAGGATTATGAACCTCCGCCCCTACCAGCAACAACTCATCACCGATATCCGCCTGCAGTACCAGCTCGGCAAGCGCACAGTGCTAGCAGTGCTGCCAACCGGCGGCGGCAAGACGGTGTGCTTCAGCTATATCGCCCAGTCCGCCGCCAAAAAAGGCAACCGCGTCTGCATACTTGTCCACCGCGCAGAGCTGCTGGACCAGGCCAGCCGCAGCCTTACGGCTATGGGCGTGACGCATGGCCGCATCGCAGCAGGCCGCAACATGGACCTAAGCCATGCGGTGCAGGTGGCCAGTGTGCAGACCCTTGCCCGGAGGCTGCACAAGCTGCCGGGGGAGTTCTTTCAGCTCTTGGTGGTGGACGAGGCGCACCACACCAATGCAGGCCAGTGGGCGACGGTCATTCGCCATTTCCAAATAGCGCACGTTTTAGGAGTGACAGCGACGCCATGCCGTGGTGACGGTCGTGGGCTTGGTGACCACTATGAGGCCATGGTGCAGGGCCCCAGCGCTGCGTGGCTGACCGATAACGGCTACCTAGCCAATGCTCGCGTGCTGGCACCGCCGGGGTTTGACACTGCCGGGCTGCGCAAGAAGATGGGCGACTTTGACGCCAAGCAAGCAGAGGAGCGCGTCGGGACCATCATGGGCGACTGCGTTAGCCACTACCGCAAGCACCTGGCAGGGCAGACAGCTATCGCCTTCTGCTGCTCAGTGGCGCATGCCGAAGCGGTTGCGGCGCTATTCATGTCCCAGGGCATCCCAGCCGCCAGCATTGATGGCACCATGACCACCGACCAGCGCAGAGACCTGTTAACAGCATTGGGCACTGGCCGCATCAAGGTGCTGACCAGTTGCAGCTTGATTGGCGAGGGCGTAGACGTGCCCAGCGTCGGCGGCTGCATCCTGCTCAGGCCAACGCAGAGCGTCAGCCTGCATTTGCAAATGATCGGCCGCTGCCTGAGGCCAAGCCACGGCAAGACCGCTGTGGTGCTGGACCATGTGGGCAACACGCTCAGGCTAGGGCATCACCTTGAGGACCGCGACTGGACACTGGATGGTGCCAAAAAGCGCGACCGCGAGCAAGCGCCCAGCGTCAAGGTGTGCCCGGTGTGCTTCGCTACCAGCATGAGCGCCACACAGGTCTGCCCTGACTGCGGGCATGTGTTCGCCCCGCAGGAGGCCAGGGAGCTAAAGGTGGTCGAGGGTGAGCTGCAGGAGTTGCAACGCCAGCAACGCCGCGAACAAGGCAACGCGCAAACTCTGCAACAACTCATTGCGCTAGGTCAGCAAAGAGGCTACAAAAACCCGGTGGCATGGGCAAAGCATGTTCTGGCCGCCCGTCAAACCAAAGGACAATGGAGCAAAGTCAAATGACAGTAGCAGCAACTAGCAAACGCGATTCGTGGGTTAATCGCGCCTGGTATGTGCAGCCTGAGACAGCAAACCGCTTAAAGTCTTATGTCAACAGACAGCAGGAAAATGGGATAAACATTGATGCAAGTGATGTCGTAAATGAAGCGCTAGCAGCATTTTTAAGTAACAATGCTGCAACGCCAAGTGAACCAGCATCTGAGCTTGCTGACTTAGTTGATCTTGTGGTCAGCCTTAAAAATGATATTGAAGAATTGCAGAAATGGCGCAAATCGCAAGTTGCGACGGAAGAGCAGTGGGTCGAAGATTTGCGCTTAAAAATTAAACGAGCACATGGACGTGGTTGGGTTATTAGAGCAATGGCAAAAACAAAACTTAATCCAGACGGCAGGTGTCAGTTGACTAGAATTGCAGAAAATAGAAAACGAACGTCTGTTATATTGCCTTTGAGTTGGATAGAAAGCGAATCTAAAGCAATCTTTGAAATT